TCTGGAGGTTTGGGATGTGTTAGGTCGGGGTAGGCCGAGTGGTAAGGCAGCGATTTTAGGGGTCAGGCCTCTGGCGGCGGAGGAGCTTGCTAAGCCGAGGGGTAAGGTTTCGGTTATTAAGCGGTTTAGGGATAGCCATCATCGGATGGCACGGTTGTTTGCTTCTGGGCTTAGGGTGACAGAAGTTGCGGCCCTGACTGGATACTCGGTAAGCCGGGTATCCATTTTTTATAACAATCCGGCATTTCAGGATTTGGTCGCTGAGAAGAGGCTGGTCGAGGACCAAATCGCAAAAGATCATATCACGGCCTACAACGAACTAATCTTGTCTAATGGATTGAAGGCCGAGCGGAAACTGGCAGATAAATTGGATGATGATGATGAGTCCGAGGGCATGTCGGTCCGCGAATTGATATCGATATCGCGGGATGCGGCGGATCGGGTCGGGCTCTCTAAGCGATCGATTCAGACAAATGTTAACATGGATTTCGCTGACATGCTTGATCGAGCGATTAAGCGGTCGGGCGAGGTGCTTCCTCGGTCTGGCGACCTAAAGCTTGTTTCCTCCTTGGCAATAGAGGCGCCGGACCGAGGCTTTTTACTGACGCCACAATCTAGGCCCGACATACCAGAGAAGCCCGACCTTGCACCACCTAAGCTGGTCAGGAGGTTCTAATGAGCTTCGGACTTGTCTTCTGGATCATGATGCTCTTCTGGTTCCTCTTCAGCCTATGGAGTTGGTGGGCGCCGCTGCCGCATGGGATCTGGGTTAACTCGCTATTCCTATTCATTCTGTTCTTGCTCTTGGGCTGGAAGGTCTTCGGGGCACCGGTGCATCCATAATGCCATCAGCAGCAGAAGCAATGTACCCCGGCGGCACAAACCAAGACCTTGGTAATACGGACAAGTGGGACTTCCGCAAGAAACTGATGCAGGACCCGAAGGAGCGGGACGTTCTGTTTCGTTATACTAAGGCCGAAGTCGGAAACCAAGGTGCGCAAGCGAAGCAAGCTTTCATGGAATCTGTTGCGAACAGGGCAGATGCAGAGAAGAAGACCATCTCTCAATTGATCCAAGGCAAGGAGGGCAAGGGATCCAAATACTTTCCACAGATCACCCACTCCAGGGCAGGCACTCAGCTTAGCGAAAAGGAATCAACAGAATACGCAAACCTTGGGGGTAAGGTCGAGGGCGGATCAAATATCTGTAACTATTGCACGGGCAACGCCTCAGGAAGCGTTGGCTTTGCTGGTGGGCCGATGACCGTAGGGTATGGTGGGGAGAAATTCGGAGTTGAGGGCTGGACTGGGAAGTGGGCCAAAGAGAAAGGCTACACAGGGCAAATCGCGGAGACAGAAGGAACTTCGGATCAGGAATGGGCACACAGGGCCGGAATGCAGGAGCTTAGAGAGAAGGAAGGGATGGATGCGGACAAGAAGACTAAGCCCGACTTTAGTGGTGTCGAACCGGTCAGTGTATCGATCCACGGGCCTGAGGCTCCGAGCTTTGGGATACCACAGCGGCCGCAGATATCACAGCTTAGCAAGCCACCAGAAATAAGGGCACGTAAATAATGCCTAAGGTACCAGATTTATTAACGTCACAATCTAACACCCTAAACCCCGGTCAAGGCTCGCTAGGGAGCGAAGGCCAAACTGCGTTCGCCCAAGAGCGAATGATTTTCGCGGATAAGCCACTGCTCTCGCCGATCGAGCAACGGATTAAGTCGGTCGCGGAAGCGACTAGGATGCAGATCGCGGTAAGGGATTGGATGAGATGAACGAACGTTTGCTCGAGTGGCTTGGTTCGGTTTCTAGGGACCCATTGGCGTTTGTGATGGGAGCATTCCCTTGGGGCGAGCCGGATTGCCGCTTGACAGATTTTCCGCACGGACCGGAACCCTGGCAAAGGGAGATTTTAGGACTTATTAAAGACGGCCTTATCGATATCAATAAGGCCATCCAGTTGGCAGTAGCCTCTGGGCATGGCATAGGAAAGACCGCCCTAGTGTCCTGGATCATCCTGTGGGCAATCTCCACGAAGCCCGATGCTCGTGGGGTGGTTACTGCCAACACTGAGACACAGCTAAAAACCAAGACCTGGGCTGAACTGGGCAAATGGTTCCATATGTTTATTGGTAAGGAGTTCTTTAGCCTTACCGCCACAGCTTTGTTCGCGAAGGACTCAGCTCATGAGCGAACATGGCGTATTGATATGGTGCCTTGGTCAGAGAGGAACACCGAAGCATTCGCTGGCTTGCATAATAAGGAGCGACGGATACTCGTGGTATTTGATGAGGCATCAGCAATTCCTGACATCATCTGGGAGACTACCGAAGGTGCTCTTACCGATGCTAATACAGAAATTATTTGGTGTGTATTCGGCAACCCAACCAGAAATACGGGCCGATTCCGTGAATGCTTTCCTGGCCAGCGGCATGCAAGGGCCTGGAAGACTAAGCAAGTTGATAGCCGTGAGGTATCCCTTACCAACAAAGAGCAAATCCAGAGTTGGATCAATGCGTATGGCGAGGACTCGGACTTCGTTCGGATACGTGTTAAAGGAGTATTCCCACGGACGGGCGAGATGGAGTTCATATCCGCGGAAGACGTTGCGGAGTCGGCGCAGAGGGATTCCGACAGTCATCCGCATGATCCCCTAGTCATAGGAGTCGACGTTGCTAGGTATGGAGCAAATGAGACTGTTATCTTCTTCCGCAAGGGAAGAGACGCCAGATCAATCCAGCCGGTCAGACTCAGAGGTGCCTCCGTCGTTCAAGTCGCTGCCAAGGTTTCGGAGGTTTGTTCGACTTATCATGTTGACGCTGTTTTCGTTGACGGCGGTGGGGTTGGCGGCGGAGTTGTTGATAATCTACGGGCTTTACACGTTCATTGTTTCGATATCCAGTTCGGATCAAAAGCCGAAGCTATGGGATTCGCCTGGGGTACCGAAGGCGAGCGATACGCCAACAAGCGGGCGGAGATTTGGGGTGCAATGAGGTCATGGTTAAAGTCAGGGTGTATTCCTTACGAATCGGACCTTATGGCTCAGCTCGTTGGGCCAACCTACACGTACAATCTCAGAAACGAAATCCTTCTAGAGAAGAAGGAAGAAATGATGAAGAGGGGGCTCGACTCCCCCGACCTTGCAGATGCCTTGGCATTAACGTTCTCGATGCCAGTCCAGAAGCATGCCTACGCTGGCGGCGACGGTCCGCAAAAGCCGATGGTGGAGTCAGAGTATGATCCCTTTGATACTAAACGTATTTATAACGAACCTTCGATGCCAGAAGAAAGGAGGGTAGCATAATGGGCTTCGTGCAACGAGCCTTCACTCCGCCAGGGACAGGTGGCCGAGAGGCACAGGCGATCCAGGCCCAGACGGATGCGGCAGCGGCGATTCAGGCCGCACAGGCTAAGACGCAGGTGGTGCCAACGATGCCAACCCCGCCTGAGGCAGCTAAGCCTCCTTCGGCTGCGCCACAGTTTATGTCGGGAGGGTCGCCGGGCGCTAAGGCAACGGCTAAGGCTACGGGAACGATTCTTGGGCAGGTTGCGGCCGCAGGTAATATAAGCAAGCAAAAGGCAACGTTAGGGTAAGCGATGCCGACTAACGCATCTGGTCAGTTTGAATATCCAGAAGACAATTGGGCCGCTGGCCGAATGCGGAAGTCTGGCGATCCGTCTGAATTTCAGATGGCTGGTCTGCTTGATTGGCTTGGATTTGGCACTCGGGGCACGGAAGCCAAGCCGCATCCAGCAGAAGAAGAGAAGTTCCCGACCGTAAACTATGGTGCGGCTAAGCCAATGGGAGAATACCCAAGTGACTTCGATGCCGAGGAAGCTAGAAGTCATGGGATAGGTTATGGCACGATCCATGAGCCTTACATAGACAATAAGGTCGCTAAGGTCTTCGGTGAGGTTCGAAGTCGAACCACTAAGGGAGGCAAGGGTAAGCCTGATAAGACCGAAAGCCGGTTCGTAGCCTTTACGCCTGAGGGCCAAACAGTTGATACCCTTCTTGATGCTGTTAATGATCGGGCCAGGTCCGTTAACATCGATCTGACTAAGCCTGAGTTCAAGGATGTTCGAGATAAGATTGGCTTGGCTTATACCAAGGCCGCGATGGCGGTAGAGGCCAATCCAATCGCTAAGCTTGGCTATGATCCTAACCTTGTTATGGCAGATGTGGCTGGTGTTAAGACCAACCTAAGTGGAGCCTATCGCCGACCAAAGCTGGATCAGCAAGGAAAAGAGATTCCAAATACTGAAGCTATTTACGCCAACCTAACCGATCCATCTGTGTTGGTCCATGAAAGCATCCATCGTGGGGTGAAGCTCTTAGAGAGTAACCCAAAGGCCAAGGAACTTCTAGATAAGCTTCCGGCCGATGGTGGACATGAGATGTTGGTCCGTTATATGATGGCAAAGCATGCAGGTGATCCTGAGAAGCTTGGACCAAGTGGTAGGCCTGATGAGCAACGCAAGCTGGCCTTGGATATATTTGAGAATAAGTATTATGGCAAGGAACGTGTTAAGACAATGAATCAGTTGATGGACATAGCCGCCGAGGAGGTTCGTAAGAAGCGGCCTGGAGGGCCAAGGTAATGGTGCAATATCCATACCCAGAGCAAGATTGGGCTGTCGGCAAGATGCGCAAGCGGGGCGATCAATCTGCCAAGGCCGGACCCAGGAGTGGCGATCCTGGAAAGGAGTTTCGGGAACTGGAAGGGATTAGAAAGAGGAAAGAGCAAATCCTTTCTGGGGGCGGCCAGCAGTATGCCCAGATGGGCCGAGAAATTGTCAGTGATGCAGACGTAGGTACCGCAGCCGGGACTATCCTCGGCCCCGGCAGTCAAGCAATCAGTACTATGGAGAGATTGAGTTTGTCTCAGAGGAACGCACAAGGGCAATTTGATACAATCTTAAGCTCTGCTGAAGAAACAGCCTTCCAAGCTTGGAAGAAGAAACATGCACCTAATGATTCGGGCCAAGACTATGATCTGCGCGGAGCATTTAAGCAAGGCTTTAAGCCCGACGAAAAAGGCCATTGGCCGGATATGTTCAAGAAACCAAATCACCCAACGTTCAGTGATCAATCGGTTTATGCCAAGGAAGTCCCGGAACGAGCTGGCAAGTGGGAAGGCGAAACCTATATTCCTCCTGGAGGTGGATAATGCCACAAGTACCTAAAGCAATGTTAGAAACTATGGGTGGCCAGGGCAAAGGCTTGTTAACCGATACGCCAGCAAGCCAACAACCCGACGCATCCTCGATCTTGATGGCGAGTTCGCTTATGGCAGGCATGGGCAAGCTCGGACGAGGCTCCGGCGAATCGCTTAGGTCCCCTAAGAAGCAAAAGGGTACCGGTAAGGGTATGTTAAAGTAATGGCACAAGACCTGGCAGGCCGACAGGTAACCGACTCTGAGCTTGAGCTCCATCGGCACGTCAACGAGCGTTTGCTTGGCTTGCGGGTAAATCGTTATTCTTGGTGGGTTCACGCCCGGGAACTCGCTGACTTCCTGTTGCCCAGAAGGTACAAATGGTTGATCACCCCCAACCAGATGACCCGAGGGTCGCCAATAAACCAACACATCCTCGACAGCACCGGCACCTTAGCTGCGAGAAACTTGGCATCGGGGATGATGAGTGGAATCTCCAGTCCTACCCGTCCTTGGTTCCGGCTGAAGATTGGCCGGATCGATTCTACTCAGACATCCCCGATCTCTTTATGGCTTGCCGAATGCGAACGGCTGATGATGTTGGTGTTTCAAGAAAGCAACTTCTACAACTCCATAGCGACAGTCTACTTTGATTTGGTCGTCTTTGGCACGGCCGTGATGTTGATGTACGAAGATTATGATAACGTAATTCATTGTTATAATCCTTGTTTCGGCGAATTCTATTTAGATAACGATGGCAGGTATCAGCCTAAGATATTCTATCGCGAATTCACGATGACAATCGATCAGGTCGTGGATCAGTTCGGGATCGAGAACTGTTCGCCGAATGTGCAGAGACTTTATGAGGAGGGCAAGGCCGGGCTTACGCGAGAGATCATTGTAGCTCACGCGATCGAGCCGAACACCAACCCACAGAAGTATAACATTCCACCAGACTTTAAGTTTCGTGAAGTCTACTGGGAATGGGGTGGATCGACCAGCCCACAAGGAGGAATTAGTGGCACTCCAGGGTTCCTTCGCAAGCGAGGGTTCTTTGAGGCTCCGCACATTGCTGTTAGGTGGGACCTCGTCTCTAACGACGCCTATGGTCGAAGTCCAGGAATGGATGCCTTGCCAGACATTAAACAGCTACAACAAGAAGTCCGCAGAAAGGCTCAAGCTATCGATAAATCGGTTAACCCACCCATGGTTGCTGATATCCAGCTTAAAAATCAACCAGCTTCCCTATTACCAGGAGGTACTACCTATATCGCAGGGATGATGGCAAGCTCAAGTCCAGGCTTTGCGCCTGCTTATGGGAATTGGCGCCCGGATATTGGGGCAATCAGCGAAGACCTTAACGAGATCAGACAGCGTATTCGAACCACATTCTTTAATGATCTGTTCCAAGTTATTAGCCAGTTCCAGACTCGTTCGAATGTTTCGGCTACCGAAATCGATGCCCGTCGGTCTGAAGCAATGATAATGATAGGCCCAGTCCTAGAGAGGATTCAATATGAACTCCTTGATCCAGTCATTGACAGAACCTTCTCAGTTATGGCTCGGGCTGGAGTACTGCCCCCACCACCGCCTGAAATTGCTGGACAGAATATCGACATTGAATATGTATCTATGCTCCTTACCGCCCAACTCGCATCAGCGACCAGCGGTATTGAAAGAACTCTCCAGGTTGCTGGCGGACTTGTCGGAGTCGACCCCTCAGTTATGGACAATATAGATATTGATTTTACTATCTCCAAATATTCTACCTTGATGAACAATGATCCACGAATGATTAGGTCGCCAGAGCAATTGCAACAGATACGTAAGGCGAGGCAAGAGCAGGCGCAGCAGCAGCAGGCGATGGCCCAAGCGGAACAGGCCTCGAAGCTTGCTGCCGGTGCAAAGAACCTTTCTGAAACCGATGTTGGGGGCGGTCAGAACGTCTTGCAGGCAATGATGGGTGGAGGCGGCGGATGATAAACAACCCAAAGGTTATATGCTGTCGGTTAAACGACGAGGAGTGGGAATCATTTCAGAGGCTGTGTCAGAACCATAATGCTACTATGCAAGCGATGCTTAGGGCTATCGTAATCGATGCTCTGTACGATGAGGGACTCTATGCCTTACGACGCCAGCAACCGGAAAGACGTGAGGGCAGCGGAGAAACAAGCGAAGCTAGCGGAGCAACAACGTCGTGAGATCGTTACTGGAATTATGTCTGTGGCGCCCGGAAGATCGTGGATGTGTGATCTACTTGAGCACTGTCATATCTTCCATACCAGCTACAACGATCTACCACATCGAATGGCTTTCATGGAAGGGCAAAGGGAAGTCGGTATTCGACTCTTGTCCGATATCATGTCGGCTTGCCCAGATCACTACGTCTTGATGATGAGGGAGAGAAATGAGCGAAACAGCAGCTACGACGCCAGAAGGAGTAAGCCGGACAGCAACGGGCGAGATCGCCAGCCAGACCCAAACTACGACTCCGGCGGTGACGACTCCACAGACCTCTACGACTCCGACGGAGACACCGTCGATCGTGAACCAACCAGGTGAGTCCCTCGCGAATCAGAAACCGACAGAGGAAACTCCAGCTGGTGCACCGACAGAATATTCCCAGTTCACGGTTCCAGATGGTTATGAGCTTGATCCTGGAGTGGCTAAAGAAGCTTCGTCGATCTTTAAGACAATGAATCTTAATCAAACCCAAGCTCAACAGTTGGTTGATTTCTATACCAAGAAAACTGCTGAATCTGCTAACCAGCCATATACGGCTTGGCAAGAGATGCAAGAGCAATGGGTTAAGGAAGTCAAAGCTGATCCGCAGATTGGGCCAAAGCTTAACGATGTTAAGACCACGATTGCTCGAGCCATCGACGG